ATGCCCACACTTCTCGAACTGAAAACCAAGCGGAACACCCTGGTGACCCAGGGCCGCACGATTCACGACCTGGTCATAAAAGAAAAGCGCGACATGAGCGAAGATGAGCGCACCAACTTCGACAAGTACATGGACGAGTCGGACGCGGTGAAGGACGAGATCGACAAGCTCGCGAAGGACGAAGAGCGCACCAAGCGCCTGAACGCCGCCAGCAACGAACTCGACAAGCGCGAAGGGCGGCGCACCGAGCAGCCGAATCCGGATCCCGCCGGCGACGCGCAGGCCGGAGTCTTCAAATTCCCGAAACGTAATGCGCACGGCCTGGGCGGATCCAGCATGCGCGAGATCAAGCTCGACGGCAAACACAAGCTGAACTCCGACGAAATGCGGTCCGCGTTCCGGAGGTTCGTCGGCGGCCGTTTGCAGAGCGAAGAGAACGAGCTGCGTAACCTGCAGATGGACCTGGACACGGCCGGCGGCTTTCTGGTCACCCCGCAGCAATTCGCGGCCGAGCTGATCGCCATCGTGGACAACGAAGTCTTCATCCGCCAGCGCGCCACGATCATGACGCTCACAAGCGCCACGACCCTGGGCGTGCCCACCCGCGATGTGGACATCGCGGATTCCGACTGGACTTCGGAATTGACGACCGGGAACGAGGACACCGTCCTCGCTTTCGGCAAGCGCGAGCTGCAGCCGCATCCCCTCGCCAAGCGCATCCGCGTGAGCAACAAATTGCTTCGCGCCGGCGCGCTCGACGTGGAATCCATCGTGCGAGATCGTCTCGCCTATAAGTTCGGGGTCACCCAGGAAAAAGCGTTTCTCCTGGGCAGCGGAGCGCAACAGCCGCTCGGCGTAATGACGCCGACGACCAACGGCTCGGGAATCTCGACGGCGCGCGACATCCAGACGGGCAGCGCCACGAACTTCACCGCGGACGGCCTGATCAACGCGAAATATGCCCTGAAGCCACAGTACTGGGATGACGCGGTGTGGGGCTTCCATCGCTTCGCGATCCAGCGGATCCGCCAGCTGAAGGACACCAACGGCCAGTATCTCTGGAATCCTTCCGGCATCGGCCAGGCTTCCCTCGAAGTCGGCGTCGGCGACGCGATCCTCGGCCTGCCGTACTTCATTTCGGAATACATGCCCTCGACGTTCACGACCGGCCTTTACGTCGGGATCCTCGGCGACTTTTCTTTCTACTGGATCGTGGACGCGCTCTCCATGCAGCTGCAGCGCCTGGTCGAGCTCTATGCCGCGACGAACCAGACGGGCTACATCGCGCGCGCGGAAGTCGATGGCGCGCCGGTTCTCGAAGAGCCGTTTGTCCGCCTGATCAACAACTAAGCGGCGCCGCGGGAATTGGCGGGAACGCCCGGGCTAAGTGCAAAGGTTTCAACCCCGCGCAGTATGAGGGCACGGGAAAAAGCGGGAAATTTTCGAAGGAGCCAGAGCGATGGGAATCAATCTTTCAAAGAATTTCAATCTCGTGCGCGTGGTCAATTCGACCGCGGCCGGCGTCACCAACATCAACGGCACGCACGTCGATATGCAGGGCTGGGACAATGTCGTTTTCATTTGCCTGATGGGAGCGCTGACCGCAACCCAGATCACCATTTTGAAAGCGCAGAACGGCTCGCTGGCCAACGACACCGACCAGGCGGACATCACCGCCGCGGCGACGCCGCAAGCGCTTGATGGCGATTCCAACAAGGCCCTGGTTCTCGAAGTCGTCCGGCCGCTGCTGCGATACGTGCGCCCGGTCGTCCTTCGATCGGTGGCCAATGCGGCGATCGACGGCGTCATCGCCATTCAATACAGCGGCGACAAGCTGCCGCCCGCGGCGCTCGACGCCTCAATCAGCCAGCTGCTCGCAGCCGTCGGCGTGTAGTTTTCCAGCGGCCCTTGCCGGGCCGACCGCCGCAGCAGTTAATTTGTTTCGGAGGTTTCAGCGTGATGTGGATCCGAATGATTTCGACGGCCGCGGGGCCACGGCTCCCGCATGCGCTTCTTTCAGAGAAGGTCTACCAGGTGGAGGATGAGCTCGGAGAGGAGCTCGTCGCCCTCCGGGCCGCGGAAGAAGTGGCGGATCCGAATCCCAAGCAGGCGCCTGCCGCACCCGCCGCGGCCGAAGCGGAAACCGAAACGGCCGCGATCGCCGACGGCGAGACGGCCGAGAACCCGGCCGCAGACAAGAAATCGGAAACGCTGATGGACAAACTCAAGCCGAAGACAGCGGAGTCCAAAGCGGCGAAAAAATCCTAAGAGATGAGAAGGGAGCACGATGTCTTATTCGCTTGTCACCGTGACTCCCCCACAATCAGAGCCTATCACCCGCGATGAAGCGAAACTCCACCTGCGCGTCACCGGAACGGATGACGACGCCTACATCGACGGCCTGATCACCACCGCGCGCCAGTACCTCGAAAAAGTCCAGAACCGCGCCTTCATCCAGACAACCTTCAGGATGCAGTGCGACGCCTTCCCGGACCTGCCGAACGCCACGCTGAAATTTTTCATCCCGACCTATTCCGTGGAGTCCTACCTGGCTCGCGCGATCTCGCTGATGAGCGGCCCGCTTCGGCTATTCCGCTCGCCGTGCATTTCGGTGACCTCGATCAAATACCTGGATTCGAACGGCGTGCTGCAAACGCTGGCGCAAAATCCGGCGCCGGGCCTGCCGGGCTACATCGTGGACACGGATTCGGAGCCCGCGCGGATCGCGCCGGCGAACAACTTGCCCTGGGCCATCACGCTCGCGCAGCAATCGGCGGTCCAGGTCCTATACGTGGCGGGATACGGCGCGACGGCCGCGGCCGTCCCGGAAACGGTCAAGCACACCATGAAGCTTTTGATCGGCCAGCTCTATGAAAACCGCGAGGCCAACTCCGAGAAGATGAGCTTCGCGGTGCCAGGATTCGAGCAGCTGCTGTGGGCCGACAGGGTATACGAAATTCCTTAGAGGAGTCGCCTGTAATTGCAGGCGCGCATAAAAAAGATGGAGCAGACAAAACTACTGAAGGACGCCGACAGCCGCAACACGCAGATCATCGTCAGCGACACGAGCGGGAGATTTCAGCGCGCGTATTGCTTCCTCTGCGGCGCGCCGGCGGGCTGGATCAGCAAGGATTCCTACGCCTTCGCTGCTCCGGAGCACATCGTCGTGACGTGCGATCCCTGCGATCACGACATCATCGCGAAGTACGGGGATCTTCCCTTCGACAAAATCCCCACCGAGCTTTTTGACGCTTTCGGCTACAAGCCAGAAAAGGCGCCTGCCCCTGCAGACGCCCGAGGAGACAACCCATCATGCTTTGGTTCGACACCACAACTGAGCAGTCCACCAGCGCCGTCGCTGGCACAAAAGTCCATTTGCTGAACATCGTCGGGATCGCCGGGCTGCGCGGATACGTCCGCCGCCTGCAGTGCGGCCCGAACGCGAACGCCGTCGACGTGCAGGTGCGCATCATGCTCGCGCGCACGACGGTGCTTTGCACAGCGGGCACCGCGATCGTGCCTTCGAAGGGCTTGACCGAAGGCCCCGCGGCCGCGGCGCTGCCGACGTCGCTCCCGACCGGGGGAACTTTGGCGGCCGTATTCGCCGCGCAGCTCGCGTTCAACTCGCGCGGGACCGGCCTCTGGTTCGCGACGGTCGAGGACGAAGCGAAATCGTTCTCGGGCGCAACGGCCTCGAACGCGGAGATCGTCGTGGATTCGGCGCAGTCCGGAAGCGTGGCCGTCCCGGTGGACGTCGCGCTCTCGCACTCCGAGTAGTCCGTTCGCGCAAAGCGCCCCTTGCCGGGAGCCTTTGCGCGTTCGATGAGCTCCGGTGAAGCGGAGATTCGAGCAGGCCGGGCGCGCGCAGATCTGGCGGCGCCCGGCCGTTTCGATTTGTTTTGGAGGAATGCTTTGAAGAACATCATGAGGCTGTTCGCATTGCTTCTGCTCGCCGCCGTCCCCGCATCCCTGCGCGCGCAAAGCATCACGCAGCAGCCGCAAAATCAGTCTGTCGTTGCGGGCCAGACGGCTACGTTCACCGTCACCGTCGGCGGCGGACCTTGCCGCAGCGCATGGTATGTAAATGGTGTCCTTCATTACGGCGCCGTCGCCTCGAGCTTTTCCTACTCGATCGCGAACGTCACCGCCGCGCAAAATGGCACCACGGTGCAGGTTGAGCTCTATGGTTGCACCGGCGGCTCCGCAAAACTGTTTTCAAACAAAGCGGTGCTGACGGTCACGCCCCCGCCCCCGCCGCTCCCCACGATCACGACCACCATCGCCGTCAGCTACACCGACGGCACGATCCCCCCCGCTCAGCTGGTGATCAGCAAAGTCGTCGTGAATCCTGACGGCACGACCATCACCACCGCGATCCTACAGCTGGTGCCGGATGCGGCCGGCAACGCAAGCGGCTCATTCGCGTTCGATCCGACGCTATGGTATCGCGCAGATTTCACCCTGCCTCCATGCGCCACCAGCTGCGCGATTCAGTCTTATTACTTCCTGGAAGGCCCGCTGATCCATCTGCTCTACCCCGGTCTCACCCAGGTGAAGGCCTCGGCGATTCTCATCAAAGTCGCGGGCGTGCCCACCGGGATACAGAGCAGTTCCATCGTTTTCGAATGAAGTGAGGAAATTTGATTGCGCTCGACAAACATGCCGTCCATGACAATGGCTCCCCCACTTCGACGACTGTCGTCGTAACGCTCTCGGGCGTCGCCGCCGGCGACCTGCTCGTCTGCGCGGTCAGCGCCGGAAACGCTTCTTCGCCCACCATTTCGGTATCCGATTCTCTCAACGGGGCGTGGACTCCGATTGGCGCGGTCATCCGCAATGCCACGATGAACCAATGCGCGCAGCTCTTCTTCTTTCCGAAGAGCGCAGCGGGAAGTCCGGTCATCACCGCGACCCTGGGGACAACAGAGCAATTCGGCGCGATCGTCGCGGCCGGTTTTAGCGGCGTGGTAGGGGTCAGTCCACTCGATCAAAATACCGGCCAGCAAACCTCCGGCACGAATCCCACCAGTGGCAGCGTGACCACGACCGTCGACGGCGAACTGATTTTCGCGGCGGTGAGCATGGGCACGGACACGCCGACGCAAGGCGCGGGCCTCGCTCTCATCGATAGCGCAACTACGACGCTGCTCTTCGATGAATGGGCGACGCAGACATCCAAGGGCGCGATCTCCGGAACCTGGGTGGACTCAACCAGTCAGCAATACATCGCCCTGGTCGCGACTTTCAAAGCGGTCGCGGCTGCTCCAGACGACACGGATATCCAGGCTCAGCGCTTCACGCAGTCGACGCGAATGGAATCGCAGCACCAGCAGGAGCTAGCCGAGAGCTTCGGGATCCTGCCGCCGCGGCCACCCTTCGCCTTCGAAGATGACGGCCAGAGCATGCGCTGGTGCGATTGGCGCGCGCTTCTCCACGAGGATCCGGAAACACAAAGGGCGCTGCCGCCGATTCCGCCGGTCTCCATTCAGGAAGAATTCACCGAGCAAATTTTCGTGGATTGGCGCGCTCGGCAATACGAAGACACGGACACGCATCGCAGCCTGCCGCCGACGCCGCCCTTCGCCATTCAGGACGAGCACCAAGATGAAAAGAATTGCAGCTGGTCGGCGATTCAGTTCGAAGACACCGACACGCATCGCAGCCTGCCGCCGACGCCGCCCTTCGCGGTCCAGGACGAAATCAGCGAACGGTTCACTGGACTCTTCACGCCATTCATCGAAGAAGACCAGCCGGGCAAGCCCATCGTCGCGCAAGCGGCGCCGAACATCGGCCTGGACGACATCGAAGCGCATGTCAAAGCCTACGACCGCGTGAGCAGCTATCACGAGGACGATGTCTTCACGGTGGCGTTGCCGCCGCCCCTGGCGCAGCAGGATGAAATTAGCGAGCGAACATTCAACTGGTTTTCGCCGGCGATCGAAGATGACTGGACCGCGCGGCCGCCGGTTCCCCCGTTCGCAATCACGGAAGAGGTCAGCGAGAAATGGACGAGCACAGCCGCGCCCGCGTTTGAGGATGACGGATCCACGCTGCCGCCGGTTCCTCCGCTTCCGCCGGCTTCGATTCAGGACGACGAGCAGCATAGCTGGCGCGGCTGGCTCTCACCGGCGATCGAGGACGATTGGACGACGACGGCGCCGCTGCCTCCCCTGGCATTCGAAGACGATCTGAAAACGACTTCCTCGAGCCCGACATTTTTCCAGATCGACGCTTCGGATTTCAGCGGAAAGCCTCCGCTGCCGGCGCAGGCCTGGGACGACGAGCAATCCATTCAGTCCAACGTCGCGGCCGGACTCTCTCTGCTGCTCTTCCTCGATGAATTCGTCAATGCGCCTGTCTCGGCCGGACTCGGCCCGACCATCTGCGCGCTCTTCGCGCGAGTGATCCTGGCGATGGAAGCGCAAATCGCCGAAGTCGCGCCGGCCATGGAATCACAATCGGGACAAGTGCGTTTCGCGATGGAAGCCATCGCTCCGGAGCTCGCGCCCGCGATGGAAGCACTGTCCGCGCGGATGATCCCCGCGATGGAATCTCAGGCCGCGCGAGTGGTGTGCTGCTGATGAGCATCCCGGTCACATTCACATTTTTCGCCGGCATCAATGGCCAATACCTCGAATGGGGCCCGGTCATCGACGGCACGACGGACAACGTCACGCCGCCGACATATCTCAATTCGCTGACGGGCACTGCTTCGCTTTACGACTCGACGGGCACGGTCGTGCCCGGATTCAACGGGATCATCTTCGCCTATGTGGCCGCCTCGACTGGACTTTATCGCGCGCCGCTTGGCGGCACCTTCAATCCGCCGATCGCCGGCGGCTATGTCTTGAAAGTCGACATGGCCGGCGCGCCCGGCGGCCCCGGGCATTGGGAAATTCCGGCGCGCGTAGTCATGCGGAGCACAACGTAATGGCGCTGCGCGCGGGAAAATTCCGGCACCTTTGCACGATCCAGCGGCAGACGGGCGCCGTGGATACGACCGGAGGGGAGACCTTCACCTGGAACACGCTGGCGCAGACCTGGTGCTGGATCGAGCCCTACGTCGGCTCGGCCCGCGCCGGCCGTGAGGAATGGTCCGGCAACCAGCTGATCGGGCTCGATTACACCCGCTTCCATCTGCGATGGGATTCGCGCATCGCGGATCTCTGCCCCAAGGACCAGATCCTCTACGGCACGCGCGTCTTCGACGTGCAGGCGGTGAACAACCGCGACGAACGCAATTTCGAGCTCGAGCTGATCGCGAAGGAAAGACAAGGAGCGGTCCTGTAATGCCCGGCCTCGCGGATCTGAGCGGAACGCTTTCGCAAATGATCGGTCGCTTCGGCGTCGATCAGAACCTGCAACGGATCATCGCCGGAAGCCACGCCGGCAACGGGACAACCATCACCGTGAAAGTCGTCGGCCTGGCGGAGCTCGAAGCCGCGCTCACGCAGCTCCCCGAAAAGGTCGCGAAGAAAAGCATGGTCGAGGCGATGACCGAAGCGACGGAAGCATTTCGCCAGCGGGCCATCGAGCTCGCGCCCTACGACCCGGAGAAAAAAGAAGGCATGCATTTGCAGGATGGAATCAAGAAGCAGATGCGGACCGGCTCGAAGAGCACGGCCGGCTCCTGGGTGCACGGCAAGGTCGGGCTGCATCCGGACGTCTGGTATGGCCGGCTGATCGAGTTCGGCTGGAACGCGAAGGGCGTGACGCAGATCGCCGCGCACCCGTTCATGCGGCCGGCGTTTGACGGCGAGAAGTATCGCGCGCTGGCCATCATCTCGCAAAAGCTCGAAGCGGGAATCCAGGCGGCGGCGCGGGAGCTGCACCGGCAATGATCCACCTGCGCAAAAGATGCTTCGGCGGACGAGCCCGCCATAGCCTCGGCGGAGGCGGGCAATGAGCACGATCCCGGTCGAAGACATCACGACGCTGCTGAAGAACGACGCCGGCGTGAGCGGAATCGTGGGCACGAAAGTATTCGCGCAGAACCTGCCGGAGAAATCGGCGACCAGCACGTTTCTGCCGGCCGTCGTCTACACGCAGGTTTCCGGCGTGCGGCCCTCGACGATGGAAGGCGCGACGGGATTGAACGACGGCCGGTATCAGTTCGCGTGCATGGCAAAGGATTATCTGACGGCGAAAAAACTTTCGCAGGCGGTGCGCAAGGTGCTGCTGAAATTCACCGGCACCGTCGGCTCGACGGTTTTTCTCGATTCGTCGCTGCTGGCCGAACGGGACATGTACGACTGGCTGGAACTCTCTTTCCGCTGTGACCTGGATTTTCAAATCTGGCACCGCGAGCCCTGATTTTTTGATTTGCGCGCCGCTTACCGCGGCGACAAAAGGAGCAACACATGGCTGTCTCTCAAGCAGTTGTCGGATACGGAACGCTTCTGCAGCGCGCCGGCGTCACGGTCCTCGAGATCATCAAGCTCGGCGGTCCGGGAATGAAGGCGGACATGAAGGAAGTTTCCAACATGCTCTCGCCGAACACCTACAAGGAATTCGTCGCCGGGCTGCGCGAAGGCGGCGACGTCACCTTCGAGGGGAACTACATCCCGAAGGATGCGACACAGATCACGCTGCGCACCGATTTCGAAAACGGGACGCAATCGAGCTGGACGATCGTGCTGCCGAATGCGCTCGGCACCTGGACGTTCACCGCGATGGTCTCGGCGATCAATCCGGCCTACCCGGTCGACGATCGCATCGTCGTAAGCGGCACGCTGAAGATCACCGGCAAGCCAGTCCTGTCGTAAGCCAGAGAAGAAAAAGATTCTGTTTAGAGGCCGGCCGGCTTACCGCGCCGGCCGAAGGAGCAAGAGATGCCCGTCTCACAAGCACAGATTGGATATGGATGCGTTCTCGGACGCCGCGCCGCGACGCTGACCACCATCGCGCTGGCCATCACGGCGAACGCCTCGCCGCAGGCGGTGACGCCGGCATCGATGACCTCGATCGTCGTCGGCACGCTGCTGGCGATCGACACGGGAAACCCGGCTCTGACCGAAGTCGTGGAAGTCTCCGCGGCGCCGGGGCCGACATTCTCCGCGATTTTCAACAACAGCCACGGCACGAACATCAACATCGCGCTGATGGTTCCGGTCCTCGAAATTTTCAAGATTGGCGGTCCGGGAATGAAGGCGGACATGAAGGAAGCCTCCAACATGGGCTCGCCGAACACTTACAAGGAATTCATCGCCGGGCTCCGCGAGGGCGGCGACATCACTTTCGAGGGGAACTACATCCCGAAGGAAGCGACGAACTCGCAGGTGACGCTGCGCACGGATTTCGAAAGCGCGGTGCTTTCGAACTGGTGCGTGGCATTGCCGCTGGCCGGCACGGGCATCTGGACGTTCACGGGCTATGTGAGCGCGCTGAATCCTGCCTATCCGGTGGACGATCGCATCGTCGTGAGCGGCACGATGAAAATCACTTCGAAGCCGGTCCTGTTCTAGCTAGCAAGCTAGCAAGCTAGCAATTTCGAAATGTGGCCCGATTTTTTGGAGGAAACGACATGCAGAGCATCAAGAGCGTGGCGGTCCGGCTCGATCGAGAGCGCCATCTGCTTTACGACGTCAACGCGCTGATCGCGCTCGGCGACGAGCTCGACCTGAACCTGATGACGAAAGAAGGCTGGGAAGAGCTCGCCGGCAAGACCGTGACGCCGGCGCCGCAAACGATGGATGACAAGCCGGAGCCGGTCTTCGTTCCGGCCGTGCCGTCGTTCAAGCGAGTGCGCGCGATCGTGTGGGCCGGGCTTCTCCACGAGGATCCCGCGCTCACCGTGCGCCAAGTCGGCGCAATGCTGAATCCGGTGAACCTGGCGCCGGTCGTGAAGGCCTACATCGAAGCGTGGAACGCACAGGAAGTCACGGAGCCCCCCGCGGCCGCGGGAGCGAAAAAAGATGACGTCCCAAACGCGCAGGCGCCGGCGCCCGCTCCGGAGAAAGTCGCAAGCGCCGGCTGAAGTTTTTCGCTCACGGCCGGATCGATCTCGGCCTCGGCGAAGAAGAGCTGGGAAAACTTTCGCTCGGCCAGCTCGGGGCGCTTGAGGAAGCCCATTGGGAGCGCGTGAAGCGCGAGGACTGGCGCGCGGCCCTGATTGCCTGCGCCGTCTACAACGTGCACCGCGGGAAAGACGACCGCGCGATCGAGCCCAAGGATCTGCTTCCCTGGCTCGCGGAGAACCGGGAACCGGCGCGCGCGCAAACGCCAGAGGAAATGCGCGCAATCCTCGAGCAGATCACGCTCGAGATGGGCGGCATCGTGCACCCGCGGAACCGTCCCCTGAGCGGCTAATTTTTTAACTGGCGCTCCATTCGCGCCAAGCTGCCCTTGCCGGGACACGTTGGCGCGTTTAAGACCGGCGCGAAATCTATGGCAACCATCGGCGAACTGATCATCAACCTCAACGCGAACACCGCTTCGTTCGTAACCGACCTGAACCGCGTCAAAAATCTTTCCTTCGACACAGCCACGCAGATCCAGCGCAGCTTTTCCCTGATTGGCACGGCCGCGCTCGGCATGCTCGGCGCGTTCGCCGGCGCGATGGTCGCGATGACCGACCGCACCACGGAATTCGAAACGCACATCCTGCACCTGGCCGAGGCCTCCGGCATGACGGTCGAGAGCATGAGCGGCCTGGCGTTTGTCGCCAAGATGTTCGGCCTGGAAGTCGATCAGGTCGCTTCGGCCCTCGAGAAATTCGACAAGCAGCTGATCGCCGCGCAGCTCGGAAATAAAAAAGCCGAGCAGAACATGAGCCTGCTCGGGATCGATCCCGCGACGATCAAGACCAGCGACGAAGCGCTGATGAAACTCTCCGCGCATTTTTCGCAGATGCCCGACGGGATCCTGAAGACCGGCGAGGCCATGCTGGCGTTCAGCAAAAACGGAGCCGTGATGCTCGAGATGCTGAACCAGGGCCCAGTGGCGCTGCAAAAATACCTGGACCTGGCGCGCTCGCTCGGCCTGGTCTTCGACAAGGAGGACGCGGAAGCCGCACTGCATTTCAAACAGAACCTCGAAATTTTGCAGGGATCCTTCGAGGGATTCCGGATCCAGCTCGAGAAAGCCATCCTGCCGAACCTTAACGAGCTGACCGACATCCTGGTCCAGGAACGTATGGAAGCTCCGAAAACCGGCGGAGCCATCGACGCGCTCAAATTCGGTTTTCAGGTGATGGCCAGCGCCGCCGTCATCACGATCCAGGTGCTCTCGCTTTTCGGCAGCGCCATGCATGAGCTCGGCGACCTGGTCGTTTTGTATTCGAAGGTCATCGTCGAGGGATTCAGCGCCGTCGGCTCCGCGGCCACGGGAAACTTCGCAGAAGCGCATCGAGCGTTCCAGGCGATGACCGATGACTTCGCGCTGGCGGGAATTGCCGCGCAGGCCGCGGCAGCGCGCGAGCTGGCGATCGGCGTCGATGCCAACCAGCGCCTGACGGCCATCTGGGGCGAAGGGACGAAAGCCACTACCGCGGCGCAAAAGGCGCTCGATTCGCTATCGGCCACGGTGAAGGACAAAGCCGCGAAGGCCTTCGAGGCACTCCAGAAAAGCGTCGATGGGATGATCACGTCGCTGAAGACGCAGATCGCCACCCTCGGCATGAGCCAGGAGCAGGTTCAGGAATACAACATGCGCACCGCCGCCGCGGCGCTCGGCCAGGGGGCATGGGCGGAAGCGGAGATCGCGCTGTATCGCCAGCTGCAGACGAAACTGACGGTCATGCAGCAGATCGCGAAGATCGACAACGAGACGACGCAGGCATCGAAGATACGCTTCCTCGAAGACCGCAACGCACTCGAGCTGGCGGATATCGCCACCCTCCAGAAGCAGCTCGACATCGAGATGCAGCTGGACACTTCGAAATTCTCGCCGACGTCGAATATCGGCGCCATCACGCAGACGCAGGCCTTCACCGACGCCATCACGCAGCAAACTGCGGCCGTCGAGCACTCGCTCGCGACCTGGGGAATGAGCGCCGATGAGATTACGCGCTATGACCTGGCGCAGCTCGATTCCAGCGTCAGCGCGCAAAAGCTCACCGACAAACTGATCGCGGAGCGCCAGCAGCTCGAGCAGATGAACTCCTCGGCGGCGCGCTCGGCGATGGCCTGGCAGGAATTCGGCCGCGTCGCGGATACGTCGCTGAACGACCTGATCTTCAGCGGGAAGAAATTCACGCAGGTTCTTTCCGACATCACCAAGCAGCTCGGCGAAATGTTTTTGAAATGGGCGCTGTTCGGCTTCGGATCGAACGGCAAGAGCAGCACGGGCGGCGGGCTCTTCGGCATGCTCGCCGGCGGACTGTCGGGACTCTTCGGAGGCCTCGGCGGAGATGGATTCAGCGCCGCGGAAAACGCTTTTCTCGATACCGGCGTGGGCTTCGGATTCGCCGCGGGCGGCCCGGTGGACGCGAACGTCCCGATCCTCGTGGGCGAAAACGGCCCGGAAATTTTCCGGCCGTCGACGGCGGGGGCGATCATCCCGAACGGCGTCAGCGCCGGCGGCCAGGTGCAAATCGTTTACCAGATTGACGCGCGCGGCAGCTCCATCACCGAGGAGCAATTCCGCCGCTCGCTGCAGCTCGTCGAAGGCCGCGCGGTGCAGCGCGCAATCCAGACCGGCCGCGAAGCGCAGCTGAGGACCGCATGAGCATCATCTACCCGCTGACGATGCCGGGAACGCCGCCGGGGCCGCGGGCAATCACCCTCGCGCACAATTTCATGGTCGGGGAATTCGATTCGCCGTTCACCGGGCAATCGCAAATCTATGAACAGCAGGGATCCTTGTGGACGGCGAAGATCGATCTGCCACCAATGAGCCGCGCGACCGCTTCGCCGTGGCTCGCATTCCTCGCCGCGCTGAACGGCAGAAGCGGCACATTTCTGCTCGGAGATCCTCTCGGGACCTCGCCGCTCAGCACGGCCGGAGGCGCGCCCGTCGTGAGCGGCGCGGGGCAAACGGGAAAGCAGCTCCTCATCAGCGGGCTGACCGGGACGCTGAAAGCCGGCGATTATTTTCAGATCGGCAACGAAAATTTCCTGCTCTATTCGGAGCAACTGCAGAACGCCGCCTGGTTCGGGGAGGGAACACCGTCCTTTCCCGTGGTGACGGGCAATGCGACGGCTGACCCGAACGGCAACGTGGACGCTGCGCAGGTCGCGTTCCCGGCCACCGGCGCCGGCCAGGTTAACGATCTCAGGCAATCGACGACCTTACTGCCGAACGTCGGAGAGACCTGGGCGTTTTCGATCTGGCTGAAAGCAGCCGGCGCCGTGAGCATCCAGATGCAGCTCGGACAGAGCACGGGCCAAAACAGCATTGTGACGTCCCAGTCCGTTACGACCTCATGGCAAAGATTCACGATCCTGAGCGGCCCCATCGCCGCAATAGGAACGGGGTTTTGGCTTGTGCGGTTGACCCAACCGGCATCGCAGGGGGCGGTGACAGTTTTCGCCTGGGGCGCGCAGCTCGAGCGCGCATCCTCGGCCGGCCCGTATGTTACGACGACGAGCGCGATCGGCACGGGCAAGCGGCTGCATCAAAATTTGACCGACGCGGTGGGCGGAGCGACGAACAATCTCGACATTTTCCCACGGCTGCGCGAATCGCCCACACTCGCCTCCGGCGTTCGCCTCGCGAGTCCGCTCGGCACATTCCGCCTGGACGCCAACCTCGACCAATACATGATCGAGACGGCCGGCTTCTACAACATTTCTTTCGGCGCGCGCGAGGCCTTCTAAAGTGGCCCGCGTCCATTCGCGCCAAGCTGCCCTTGCCGGGACACGTTGGCGCGTTCAGCCGCCGCGCTCGAAAGGGTGCCAGGTGATCTAAATGGCAAGGAATCTTACAGCGGCTCAAATTGCCGAAATCACCGCGCAGAACATGCGCCCGGTGATGTTCCTGCAAGCGCTATTCACTTCCGGATACATCTACCTTTGGTCGGGGATCGGCCCGATCTCCTGGAACGGCCAGACGTGGACCGGCATCGGCAGCCTCGGAACGGTTTCCGCAATCCCGGAGACGAGCGATGTCGCGGCCGTGGGCGTGAAGCTCGCGCTCTCCGGGATCCCGGCGAGCCTCATCACCAGCGCGCTAGGCGAAGTGCGCCAGGGAAATCCCGTGATCATCTACCAGGGATTTCTCACTCCATCCGGAGGCGTCGTTTCGAATCCCAACAACGCCTGGCAGGGCCGCATGGACGCCTGCGAAATTGCCGAGGGCGGCGACACCGCGGTCATTTCCATCACGGCGGAGAGCCGCATGCTAGATCTGAACCGCTCGCGCGAGCGGCGCTACGAGAAGCAGGACCAGTCCATCGATTACCCGACCGACCTGGGTTTCGATTATGTGCCATCGCTCCAGGAGCTCTCGATTGTGTGGGGCAAGGCGACGCCAACGTCGGCGCCGACGAAGCCGGGCGGCGGCGGATTTACCGGCGGGCGCGGCGGCGGCTATCCGCGCGACGGCGGGGGACTTCGATGACCAAAGCTGGCTGCGCAATCGAACGCTTCAATGACTGGCCGGCGCGACTCTCGGAATTCATCGCCGCTCGCCGCGAGATGCCTTTCGCATGGGGCGTGAACGATTGCTGCCTATTCGCCGCCGACGCCATCATCGCGATGACCGGCACGGATTTTGCCGCTCCATTTCGAGGGCTCTATGACACCGCGCGGGGGGCGCTCGAAGTGGTGCGCGGCCGCGGCGAGCTTTTCGGGGTCGGCGACGTGACGGCAGAGCTCATGTGCCTGTATGGGATCCGCGAAGTGCCGCCGCCTTTCGCGCAGCGCGGCGACCTCGTGCTCCTCGAGCGCGAGCATGGCGAATCGCTGGGAATAATTTCACTGGACGGCACGGACGTCTGGGCCCCGGGCGACGAGCACCTCGTTTGCGTTCCGATTAGCGAAGGCCGCCGGGCCTGGAGAATTTGAAAAAATGCCTCCTATCATTGCCGCCATCGTTTTCGTCATCGAAGCGATCGGCATCAGCGCCGCGGTCGCCGGCGTCCTCGCCCCGATGATTCTCTCGCTTGGCGTCAGCCTGGTCCTGGGCGAGATCAGCAAAATGTTCGCGAACAGCAGCCGGCCGACAAGCTCCTCGCTGGCCACGCAGATCGCGAGCCGCACCGTCACGAGCCGCCAGGCCATCGCGCCGCGGCGCGTGCAATACGGCGTCGGCCGCCTCGGCGGGATCATCACCTTCCTGCACACAACCGGAACAAACAACGAAAAGCTGCATATCGTGATCACGCTCGCCGGACATGAACTCTTCTCCATCGGCACGATGTATTTCGACGGCGTGGCAGTGCCGCTCGATGGCAGCGGAAACGCCACGGGAAATTTCGCGGGATTCGTGCACGCGGAATTCAATCTCGGCACGCGCGGGCAGGCTTCTTTCCCCGGCCTGGTCGCGGCCGCGCCGGCGTTCTGGACCTCCGCGCATCGCCAGCGCGGGTGCGCCGGCGCTTACGTCGCGCTCACCTGGGACGTGAACAAATTTCCGAACGGCGTGCCGAACATCACCTTCGACGTGCAGGGCAGGAAAGTTTACGACCCGCGAACGGGAACGATTGCATACAGCAACAATGCCGCCCTTTGCATCGCGGATTACCTGAACAATTCGGCATTCGGCCTGGTCGCGCAGACAAAATATGCGGTCACCGCGGCGATGCTGACGAATTCCGGATTTTCCGGATTCAACGCCGCGCAGCTCGTCGATGGCGACACCACGACGAATGGCTGGAGCAATAACACGACGAACATCGGCTCGACGGTTTCGCTCGATCTCGGCGCCGGCGTCACCGCGGAGTTTCGCCGCTGCCGGATGTACCTGAGCGTCACCGGCCAGGTGCAGACCTACGACGTTCAATTTTCCGACAACAATTCCACCTGGACGACGGCCGCGGCGGCGTTCCTGCCGGACATCATCGGGTGGAACGACGTGGAGCTCGCGCCAAACGGCGCGCACCGCTACTGGCGGATCAAGGCGGACGCCACGATCACCGAAGCGGGGTTCGTGAACGAGCTGGAGTTTTATACCAGCGATGTCGATTCCGTGCAGCTCATCTCCGCCGCCAACACTTCGGACGAGGCCGTGAACATCCTCGCCGGCGGGACGGAGCCGCGCTTCACGATCAACGGGAGTTTCGATACCAGCGAAGCGCCGGCGGCCGTCGTCGGCAGAATGAATTCGGCGATCGCCGGCTCGGCCGCTTACATCGCCGGGCTTTGGGGAATTTTTCCCGGGATCTGGCGCGCGCCGACGATCAGCCTGACCGATTCCGATCTGCGCGGGCCGATGACCGTGCAAACGCGCATGCCTCATCGCGATCTCTACAACGGCGTGAAGGGAACGTATATTTCGGCGCTGAACAACTGGCAGATCTCCGATTATCCTCCGTTTCAATCGCCCGCTTATCTGCTCGAAGACAACAATGAGCCGCTTTGGCTGGACGTGGAATTGCCGTTCACGACATCCGGCGCGACCGCGCAGAGGCTTTCGAAAATCGCGCTGCGCCGCGCGCGCCGGCAAACGAGCATCCAGGCTCAATTCAAGCTGACGGCCTACCAGGCGCAGGCGCTGGACGTGATCCAGTTTTCGCATCCGCGATTCGGATGGGTGAATAAAACATTCGAAGTGACGGGCTGCACATTGATCTATGGCGCGGACAGCGCAGGCGCGATGGCGGTCGGGGTGGACCTGACGCTGCGCGAAGCGGATTCGACGATTTACGACTGGACGACGGCCGACGAGGTCGCAATCAACGCGCCGCCGACGACAATCCTGCCGAGCAACCTGGTCTGCCAGCCTCCGACGGCCGTCATGGTCAGCGCGTCGGAAATCGTGCGCACCGCGGACGGGATCCGGACGAATTTCATCGCGCTCGCATGGACCGCGCCGGCGGATCAGTTCGTCCTCAAGGGCGGGCACATCATCATCCAGTACAAGAAGCATACCGATGCGCTTTGGACGGATCACGGCAAGCGGCCCGGCGACATCACGACCGCGCAGATCGGACCGATCCTCGATGGCATTCAATACGACATTCAGATGTGGGCGCAGAACCATGCCGGGGTGAACAGCGCGGCCGTCACGGGCAGCGTCACCGCGAACGGGACGGCGGTGACGATCGACACTCTCGGCGATGGCATCACCTATGGGCGCCCCGGCAGCCACGGAAAGAATATGTGCCCCAATCCGGGTTTCGAATTCAATACCGGCGGAACTCCCGTGGCGACGGACATAGCGCTGAATGGGACGGTCAGCGATGGCTGGACGGTGATCAGCAAGCAGACCCCAGGCGGCGCGCTCTTCGCCGTCTTTTACAAAAATGGCACTCCGCGATCTGGCGCGGGCAACGCCGAGATCCGCGTGAATTCAAACATTTCGATTCCGGCGACGAGCCCCCAATACCGATGCACGGTCGCATCGCGAAAAATTCCGATCCGGAACGGGGACATCGTTCGCGTTCAGGGATATTTCCGATGGGACAGCAACATCGCGATTCCCGCGGGGCTCACGATCTACTGCCAGATCGGGCTGCTGCTCTATGACGCCACGGACACGCTGCTGACCGAATTGCTGGCGCAGGCCCTGAATGCCCAGAACGGAGCCTACACGTTGCTCCAGGCCTCGGTGCAGGTTGCTCTTTCCGCCGTTTCCTACGTGCGCGTGGAATGCAACGCGTACGTGCAGAACAATACGGGCTCGGCCATCTCCACTCCGAACGGACTCTGCGCCGACATTCAATTCGACGATTTGATGATGGTGCTGCAGGCGACGGCTTTCGATTTGACCCCGATCAATACGAGCGGGCATTCCACGGGCGGCGCCGCAGTCACGCAGTCGGGCACCTCGAAAACAATTTTGATCGCCGGATCGACGATCCAGTTTGGCGACGGAACCGTCGCCTACAACAGCGGATCGGTGACGCCGGGCGCCTACGGGACATTTTTTATCTACGCCGACGACCCGACCTATGTCGGCGGAGCCGTGACCTACATCGCGAGCGCGAACGAATCGGACGTCTACGCGGCGAACGGGCGAGTTTATTTCGGGAAGATCACGACCGCCGTCGGCGGCGGCGGTGCGAGCGTGGATCCACCGGGATCCGGCGGCGGCCGCAACCATCTGTTCTGAGGAGAAATCATGGGCGCTACGACATTCACGCCAAAAACTTTCGCGACGAAGACGCTGACGTCCGTGAACCTTCCGGCCGTGAACATCGCGATTGACACGACCCAGATCGACTCGAGCCCGATCACCTATGAAATCACGGCGACAATTCCTGGGACGCCCGCGCACGTGTGGGTCGAGCGTCATTCGATCGGCGCGAACGGCGGCGGCCCGCTTATGACCGCGATCCAGCTCCAGGCTCAGCTCGATGGATATCGCCAGCTGGTCGCGGACAACGCCGCTTGGCAGGTGGCGATGAGCGGGCCGCAGGCGGCGATCACATGAGCGAAACGGTCAGCCTGCGCGAATTCCTGGAGCTGAAGATCGACCATGAGCGCCAGCTCCGGCATGCGCACGAAAGAGAAATTGAGCGCCGGCTCGATGGGATGAACGAACTCCGCGAACAGATCAATCGCGAGCGAGGGAGCTTCGTCTCGCGCGAGATGTATGACACGAAAAACGAGCAGCTCGCGACGCGGACCAGCGCCAGCGAAACGAAGCTCAGCAACATCGCGACGGCGCGCTCCACGCTCAACTGGCTTTGGGGAGCCGCGCTCGGCGCCGCGGCACTGATTATTTCGCTGCTTCACATCTGGAGCAGCTCCGGGCACCACTAAAGGAGAAATCGCAATGTACGACGAAACGGCAAACCAGCTCAGCGAGAATTTTAGGCGCGAGGAATTCGAGAAGGAAGGTCCGATGCCGGAAGAGTGCGTGCCGGCGTTTCAGTTTCTCTCGGAAAACATCCTCGAGCCCATCCGCGCTCAGTTCGGCGAGCCGATGGATGTGACTTCTGGCTATCGCACGCCGGAAGGCAACGCGGATGCCCACGGCAACGCGCACAGCGAGCACGTCGCCACGGCCGATTACTGCGCGGCCGATTGGATCGATCCCGGCGCGCATGACCTGCGCCAGATCTTCGACTGGATCCGCCTGCAGTCCGGATTGCCTTTCCATCATGTGACGCTCGAGCACGGCGCCGCCTCGGACGTCATCCACATTTCCTGGAACCGCAATGCGACCGAGCGCCTGGCGAAAGAAGGCGCGACGCACAATGCGACCGGATATATCGATTGGACGGTCGCGTGACCCCCATGAACATCTTCGCCACGACGGCAATTTGGAAATTTATCTGTCACCACCAGGTGATCGCGAGCTCCGTCGCCACCACCATCTTTGGATGGATGTTCAGCGCTTATGTGACCGTCTATGTGACGACGCCGCCGACGCCATCGAGCAGCCGGCGCTATGCCTGGTGGTACATCGTGATGCACTCAGCGGCCGCCAATCTCGACAAACTGAAAAAATAACGCGCGAACGTGTCCCGCCCTTTTTTGGAGGAACGACAGCAGCTTCGCGCGAATGGAGCTACTAGTGACCGTAGAAAACAGGATCCTGGCCGCGCAGATCGCGGGCTTCATCATCGGCATCATCGGGATATTCATACCGGGCACGCCCGGCAAGATCGTGCTCGAGCTCGGCTTTGGCGCGCATTTCATCGGCGACGTCTTTTTCTATTTCGAGCTGAAGCGGAAGGGATACATCTGATGTGGGCGCTCTTCGCGCTTCCGTGGTTTAGGAAATTGGCCGGCGCGGTCCTGGTCCTCGCCGCCTTGGCCGCCATCATTTTCGCGATCTACCATGCGGGCCTGCATGCTGGCGCGCAGTCCGAAGCCGGCCGCCAGGTAGAAACGAACAAAGCGCAGTTTGAGCAGATCCAGAAACAATTCCAGACGGCGCTCGATGCCGGCCGCGCGCGCGAAGAGCAGCTCGGCCAGCTGGCCATGAGGTTCGCGGATCTCGCCGCCGCGGCCGCGAACCGCGTGGATACGGCTAGAGCCGCATCCGCGGCGGACCAGGCGAAAGTGAAAGCGCTCCCGGACTCCGCGATCAAAGCGGACCTCGAAGCGAAAGCCGGCGGTCCGCTCGAGAACCTGATCGTGCTGCGCCGCGTCGACGACGTATTCACCGACTACCCTCACCAGCTCGACATCGTGAAGGCGCAGACGGATGGACTCGCGGCGCTGAACTCGAGCCTCGGTACATCGCAATCGCAGACCCAGAACGCCGCGGGCGAGCGCGACGCGGCGATTGCGGCATTTAACCAGTTGATACCGCTCTATACCCAGGCCTACAATGCCGCCATCGGCGGGCATCGCCGGTGGTACTGCCTGTTTCTCTGCAAACCGAAGAACCGCTTGAGCTTGCCTGCGCCGATATCGATCGCGGAAACACTGGCGAAAGGAATCGCGAAATGACGAGACCCCGGTTCGGAAACATCCTCGTGATCGTCGGATATGTTGCGCTTCTCGGCGCGCTCGTGCTGGCCGCTCACCATCCCGCGATCATCATGCTCCTGGTCGTCGGGACAGGGGCTTTCTTTTTCGGGCGCTGGTTTCAAAAATCCGGTTGAAAAAACGATCGCCCGGAAAATAGAATCTGATTACGGAGGAGCCGCAGCTTTGGATCATTGGAATTCACTGCCGATGTGGGGATGGTCGCTCGTCCTTCTCGTTCTCGGCTATGCCATCGGCCTCATCCACGGTTTTTTCCAGCATTGGTTCAGCGGAAAGGCCTACTGCCCGCGCTGTATGTACTATTTCAACTGGCGCGACACCCTCCTGCGCGAGATCGTCCCGAAATCGCTGGCGCGCCCGCGCTCTCCCGATCCCTGGGAGCGCCAGAATCCCTCGACTCCTCAGCAATCCTCAGCTAGCGATTGACTCCCGCGATATCCTCTGCTACAAACGCCCGCGGTAGAGGAAACGGAAGCTTCGTCCCGCGTTCGCGCCGCGTGTCCGGCACCCGGCGTCAGCGCGGGGCGCAGCCATTCTTCGAAGAACGCGCCAACGTGTCCCGGTCAGGGCAGCTTGGCGCGAATGGAGGAGCCGAATGAACAAGCAGGAAGCGATTAAGCACGTCCAGCCAGGCGACACGCTTTTTTTCGTTTTGAAAAACCGTGAAATTCGCCCGCTGATCGTGACCCGCACCTTCCCGGAGAACGGCAGCGTGAACGGCACGCTGCACTTCGACGGTCCGAATGATCAGGAGCGCCTCGATGCGGAGATCCGCTCGGAGCTGCTCCGGACCGGAACGCTTTGGGTCGAGGATATTCCCTATAACGAAGTGCCCGCCGGCGCCACTGGCGCGGCGCTCGTTCCGGGGACCTGGCATCTGCCGCCCAAGATGGCTGCAGCCGCCGGCCGAACGTAGCTCGGCCAAACGATTTCGCTGGCGGGAAAGGGGAAATCGCCGGCGCTCACCCCGGGCCGCGTCCAGCGGGCGCGGCCCGGCTACCCGTTTCCGTGATGATCGCGCGGGGGTTCTGGGCAAGGGGCGCTTCGCGCGAATGGTAAGGGAAGGGAATCGTCCATGACGAAAATCCTCATCGGGCTCGCCGGAAAAAAGAAAATCTATCTCGATCTCGATGTATTGCTCAGCACGCGGATGCTGCTGACGGCCGATTCCGGCGGCGGAAAGACGTTTGCGATCAAGCGCATCGTCGAGGAAGCCAGCGGCAAAATTCAAATCTTCATCGTGGATCCGGAAGGCGAATTCGCACCGCTCAGAGAGCATTTCAATTTTGTGCTGGTCGGTCCGCGAGGCGAGACGCCGGCCGACGTTCGCAGCGCCGAAACCGTCGGGCAGACATTGCTGAAGCTAGGCGCATCGGCAATTTTCGATATTTACGAGATGAAGCCGACGGCGCGCCACGAATGGGTCAGCGCGTTTCTGAACGGGCTCATCGAGGCGCCGAAGCAGCATCGGCATCCCTGCCTGGTGATCGTGGACGAAGCGCACATGTTTTGTCCGGAACGCGGGAAAGGCGAATCCGTTGCCACGGAAGCGATGCGGGATTTATGCACGCGCGGCCGCAAGCGCCTGTTGTGCGCGCTCTTCGCCACGCAGCGCCTGGCGACGCTGAACAAAGACGCCAGCTCCATGCTGCTGAATCGCATGATCGGGCCCACGTTCGAGGACCTCAATCGCAAACGAGCCGCCGAAGTGCTCAGCGTCACGAAAGAGCAGCAGCATGAATTCAACAAACAGATTCAGCTCCTCGAGCCGGGATATTTCTTCGCACTCGGCCGCGCCATTTCGCGCGAACGAGTCCTGGTCCACGTCGGCGGCATCCGATCGGCGCACGGGCAGGAAGCGCTGAAATATGAGCTGAGCCCTCCTCCGCCTCCGGAGAAGATCAAAGCGCTTCTTCCCAAACTCATCGATTTGCCGAAACAGGCGGAAGCACAGGCGAAGACAGCCGCCGAATTCAAGGCGCAGATTCGATCGCTGAAGGCCCAGCTGCGCGCGCAGCCGGCCGCGCCGGCGAAGACGCTGGAAGTCAAAGTCGCGGATCCGCGCGCCATCGAGCGCGCTGCGCGACAAGTCGCTGAACAATTCAAAGCCCAAATCGGCGAAGCGCAGCGGGCGATCGCGAAACAGCAGCGAACTCTGAAACTGATCGCGGAGGCCTCGGCGCAAGCTGCCGGCATCGAAGCGCCCAAGTTCGGGCCGATTGCGCTTCCAAAGATTCCGGGCGGGGAAATTCACCGAGAGGAGAGGTTCACCCAAAAGGAGATCACTCAAAGGCAGGTTCATCCTCGCCCGGATGCAGTTCCTTCGCCAGAAAATAATGGCGACCACGAGCTGACCTCCTATCAGATGGAGATCCTCTCGGGCCTGGCGATGCTCGAAGCGATTGGCCGAAAAGAATCGAAACGAGCCCTGGTCGCGGCGGCCGCCGGCAAAGCGGTAGGCTCGAGCACGTTTGAAAAATACGTGGCGCAATTAAAGTCAGCCGGCCTCATCGAATACGGCACCGGCACGATCCGGCTCAACGATCGCGGCCGTTCGATCGCGCCGGCATCCGATGACGCACTTACTAGCGAAGAACTGCACAAGAAAGTTCTTGCGCTATTTTCGCCTTACCAGCAGAAGCTCGTTCGCGCGCTGGTCGACGCGCATCCCCAGGCCATGACGCGCCACGAGCTCGGCGAGCTCACCGGCCTGCAGTCGGGCAGCAGCACGTTCGAGAAATACGTCGCGGCATTGCGTTCGGCCGAAGTTCTCGAATATCCGGACAAAGGACACGTCAAGGCCTCCGATTGGCTTTTCATCGATTGAGGAAAGACTGATGGATTTTGCGGATCCAGCTCCGGCTTCATCGACCGATTCCGAAATCGGGATCGCCGCGCGCGGCGAAGTCGTTTTTTACAAAGTCGCGAATCTATTCGGTTTTCTGAGGACGGATGATGGTCTTGACGTTTTCATGCACCATTCCGCGATCATCTGGGATGGCGGCGAGTGCGAACACAACCGCGGAATCTGCGCGCGCGCGCTGGCGCTCTTGCCAGCTGAACAGCAGGCGAGCGCGCTGCGCGAATACAACGCGGTGCGTTTCCAGAGAATGCTCAAGGGCGCGCGCGTGACGTTTCACATTATCCAAACGGAACGCGGACCAGAAGCGCGCCGCGTGAAGCGCATCGAACGATGATGCAATGGAGCAATGCCGTGGCAGCCGAAGAAGCCATGCAAACGCCCTGGCTGCCCGGAGCTCACCGATGGGCGGTTCTGCCCGAAGCACAAGTCGGCCGAGCACGAACCGATTGCCACGCGTCTTTCCCCGTCTCGCCGTGGATATGGCAGAGCGCATCAGCGCTGGCGCTCATATGTCCTGGCGCGCGATCCACTCTGCGTGGACTGTCTCGAAGAGAAACCTCCGCGCACTACGCCAGCGACAGAGGCGCACCACGTCGATGGCGACAATACGAACCTCGCAGCGGAGAACGGGCGCGGTCTATGCAAGCCTCATCACTCGCGAAGGACGGCCGCCTCCCGACGCGCGTTCGGCGGAAGGTAGGCGGCTACCTTAGTCATGGCCGTACCATGACCAAGGGGTCGAAAAAGCTCCGGGGTTTGCGACGGATACCGGCGTGGCACAACCGCGCGCGCGGCCGAGGGTTTCACTAGGGGGGGATTGCCGGTGAGCGTAAAGAAAACCGGGTCGGTTAGCGCAAAGCGAAAATCGCTCGCGGTGCGCCTCGTTCCGATCGAGGACCTGGTTCCCGACGCTCACAATCCGAATCTGGGAACCGCACGAGGCCGGGCGTTCGTCGAAACATCGCTGAAAAAGTTCGGCGCAGGCCGTTCCATTTTGATTGACCGCAAGGGACAGGTGATCGCCGGCAACAAAACTCTCGAAGCCGCGCGGAGGGCCGGCTTTAAGAAAGTCGCGGTGATTCAAACCGACGGCGACACAGTGATCGCCGTCGGCCGGACGGACCTGGATCTCGAGAAAGATGAGAAAGCGAAAGAGCTGGCGATCGCCGACAACCGTTCATCGGAGCTCGGGCTCGACTGGGATCCAGAAACGCTGAAAGCGCGCGACGTGGACCTCGCGCAATTCTGGAATGAAGCGGAGCTCGAGCGGCTCATGGGCACCGGCGCGGAGGAAGAGGCGCCCGAAGCGCGGATCGATGAAGCGGAGGAGCTGCGAAAAAAGTGGAAGACCGCGCGGGGCCAGCTTTGGACCGCGGGAAAACACAGGATCCTCTGCGGCGACGCGACAGAGCTGAAGGAAGTGAAGCGATTATTCGCGAACGGCGAATCCGCGAGCTTAGTCGTCACAGATCCACCGTATGGCGTGAGCTACGAGAGCACGGCGACCGGGACGATCCTGAACGACGAGAAGCGCGACGACGCGCTGCTCCAGATGCTCGTTGGGGCGCTGAAGGCCATGTCTCGATGCACGCTGCCGAATGCTGCCTTTTACATCTGGCACGCCAGCTCGACCAGGCGCGATTTTGAAATCGCGATGGACCGCGCGGGCCTGCTCGAGAAGCAATGCATCATCTGGGCGAAAGATTCCTTCGTTCTGGGCCGCGCGGACTACCACTGGCAGGCGGAGCCTTGCTTTTATGCCGAGAAGGCCGGCGGCGGCCATGCGCCATTCTACGGCGAGCGGGATCAATCCACGGTCTGGAGGATCGGGTATCGCGATGGCAAGGGCGCACGCGTCGTATCGCTCGCTGGCGGATTGCGAATTTCCAATGGCGAAGGCATCGAGCTCTTCCTCGCGGCGAAATCGCCCAGAGGGAAAAAGTTCAGGCTGCTGCGTGTCACGCCGGGCGACGAGATCGTGGCGACCGTCGATTCCCGCGCCGGCGATCAGTGGGCGATATCCCACGAGCGCGGAGTTAATTTGCATCCGACGCAGAAGCCAACGGCTCTCGCCATGCGCGCGATCGTGAACAGTTCAAAGCCCGGGGAGATTGTTCTCGACAGTTTCCTGGGGGGGGGGGTTCGTGGCGCTGGCGGCCGAGGAGACAGGGCGCCGATGCTTCGGCGTCGAGCTCGATCCGAAGTTTGTGGCCGTCACGCTCGAGCGCCTGGCCGGGATGGGAGTTAAACCAGCGCTTTTAGAACAAGCAGGGAAACCACTATCCTCCCGGAAATCGATGGCGAGGACGCCAACCGTACCTTAGTCGCCCCCGGACGCGGATATCCGCCGAATTGCCTTTACTAAGGTACCCCGCTACCTTATGCTGCGAGTGCAAGGGAAAGGAAACGACTATGACGAACATGACCCCATTCCCACGCAGGCCAATCTGGAAAACGCTGAGCTTCCGGATTCGGGTGAAGAGCACGGAGTTCGAAGTATTGGCCGATGCTCTCGCCGGAGAGCTATACCGCTCGGCGACGGACACGCATGGATGCACGGTGGACCAGCCGGCCATGGCGCGAGTCGACGGCAAGCTGGTCGATTTTCGTAAAGAGGCGGCAAGGGAAAGGAAACGATAATGACGAACCAGCAAGCGGGAAAAATAATCAAGTGGACGGCAATCACGGCTGGCGGCGCATGCGCCGCCGCGCTGTTCATCGCGGGCTTCACCGACATAAACATTGACCCCAATCACGCCGGCGCAATGCTGCGCGGGTTTCTGATTCTGGCTTTCGCCGCGGGCGCCTATCTCCTGCCCGGGCTGATCGGGCAGAGCCGGCATCATCATCAACGGACCGCGATATGGGTGCTCGACGTCTTTCTAGGCTGGACGATTCTCGGCTGGATAGTTGCCCTGGTGTGGGCGAGCTCGGCCACGCCAGGGATGGCAAAGCCCCAAGGAGCGTGATTCGATGACGAACAGGACGGCGGCGAGGATTCTTGCACAGGCGGAGACGTTCTCCCTCGGCACGAAATTCAGCGAGGCGATCCGGCTCGCGGTCGCGGCGTTGAAAAACCACATCCTCGACCACAAGAAGCATGGCGCGAAAGGCGGGGCAAAGCGAAGCAAGCTCTATACGAAAAAGGATTTTCGACGGTGGGGGCGGATGAACGCCGGAATTCCCAGGAAAAAGAAAGCAGCGTGAGCCAGAGGGCAACTCCGAGAAGAAGTGATGCCACTGCTGAGCGGAGAACAATCATGAAAATCACCACGCTGTTACTCGCCAGTCTCATTCTGGCGGCCGCGCCGGCGCGCGGGCAACTCTGCGGGCCGGACGTGAAGCACTCGACGAAGAAGGTCGAAGGCAAATCGCCGCTCGAAACGAATCCGCCGGGCGGCAAGGCTCTCGTCTACGTTCTCTCTCCCACTTATGAAGGCGGCTACCTGCAGATGAAAGTTTCCGCCGATCGCGTGTGGATCGGCGTGAACCAGTACAAGAGCTATTTCGTCGTCGCGCTCGAACCCGGGGCGCACGATTTCTGCTCGAAGTCCGGCGACAATGCGACGCATCTGAAGCTCACGCTCGAAGCCGGAAAATCCTATTATCTGCGCCAGGACACGGTCGCAAAGATGGGCGTCGGCATGCCGCCGACTACCCTGCAGGAGCTGACGGCCGAGGACGCCGCGGTCCTGCTCAAGAAGTGCAAGCGCATGGAATTCGCGGAGAAGAGCAAATGATTATCGCGCACGAAGATCCGGAGCTGCTCGACTGGCTGCTCGGGATCATAAACAACAAACCGACAAGGCCCGGCGATTTCCTTCGCAGCCTGGCGGAAGCGGCGCTGCGCGCAGATTGGCAAAACTATCCGCTCATGCGGCCGTTCCTGCTCGAGATGAAGGAAAAATATCCGCAGTATGTCTTCACGGAAGCGGACGCCGCGGCCGCCGGCGAGAGCTTCTCCGGATGAAGCAGCTTGCGCTCATTCCGGACTTCTCTGGGAAAGACAGGCAGGACAAATCCGAAGGCCTGAAGGCCTGGGCGCTCGTCGAACTCTTCGGCCACCAAAGAATTGTCGGATGGGTGACGGTGGACCCGCCGGACTTTCCGGGAATGGCGCGCATCGACGTTCCGGATCTGAAGAAAGATGGCGCCATCGTTCGCGCGGGCTTCACGCGCTACGTCGGCCGCGCCGCGATTTACAGCGTGACGCCGATCAGCGAGAAGAGCGTCCGCGAGCTCCTTCCTCACGTCAGCGGGCTGCCGGCCAGGCCGGCCGAGATCCGCGAATGGTGAGTTTACCTTGCGACACATCCCTTAGAACACTGGCACGGCGTTCTATTGCTCCATGCGGCGCTTTTTCGCCTACTGGCGTGCATGGGACGACGCGGCCCCTCACCAAAGCCAACTGCACTCCGAGTCCTGCAAGGTAATCCTGGCAAGCTAAAGTTGAACGCCGATGAGCCGCACCCGACCCCTGCGGCCGCCGATCTTCCCTCTCCGCCCTGGTTGTCCCAAAAAGCCAAAGAGGTCTGGAAGCGCCTGCGTCCGGACCTCCCCTGGCTTTCCGTCGCCGACGTCGACCTCTTCGCCGCTTACTGTTCGAGTTACGCGCGCTGGCGCGATGCCGAGGACTTCCTCGAAGCGCACGGGCTCACGTTCGTGATGCGCGAGCCGGCCGCGCAAAAAGGCGAGCAGGGAAAAATCAAATTCATTCAGCAATGGCCGCAAGTGGCCATCGCGCAGAAATCTTTGCTGATGATGTGCAAGCTCGCCGGCGAGCTCGGACTTTCGCCCGCGGCGCGCACGCGCATCCACGTCGAGCCGGAGGCCCCGGCCGATCGCACCGCCGACCGCATGTTCGGCTAAAGGACGCGCCAACGTCTCCCGCCCTTTTTTAGGGAAACGACGGGAGCTTGGCGCGAAAGGAATCCCGCAATGGCGCCAGTCTCACAACAGATGTCGATGATCCTGGTTAACCCGGCGGGCACGCCTCCCGTCGGCGCGGTGCTCGCCAATGGCGCCGTCTATACGTCTCCCTGGTTCGACGCCACGATGATCCCGCTGAATTATCTGGAGCTGAGCGTCTATTCCGACCAGGCTTCGGCGCTCCTCGGGCTGGTCGTTCAGGAATCGGACGACGTCACCAACGCGAATTTCACGTCGACCGCCGCCAAGGACACCTGCAACGCGGCCACGCTTCAGCGGCTGATCTGTCCCATCCGCAAACGGTATTGGCGCGTGCAGTACACGAACGGCGGCGTGACGCAGACGACCTTCGAACTTTCCGCGGGCCTGCTCGGCGAGATTCCCGCGCAGACCGACAATTCCGGCAACATCATTTCGCCGCAACAGAGCACCGGCTGGACCATCACGAGCGCGCCGGCGACGGGGACGGTCGCATCCGCGGCGCAAGCGGCCGCGGCGGACCTTCGGCACATCTGCACCGGCCTTACGATCAGCTGGTCGGCCAGCGTCGCGCCAGCGGCCACAGTTTTGACGGTCACGGTGCTCGATGGCGCCACGGTCGTTTGGACGGCGACGATTTTCGTTCCCGCCGCAGTGGGCGGCGGCTCGCTCGTGGTGCCGGGCCTGAATTTGCAGGGCACGACGAACACGGCGATGACGGCCGCATTTTCCGGCGGCCTCGCGAACCTGAATGAATCGATCTCGATGCAGGGTTACGACCTGCAGTAACGGACGCATGAAGGCTCCCGGCAAGGGGCGCTTCATGCGAATGGACTTGCATCAGCTCCCCTTCGCATTCGAGCCTCCCGCCTCGGCGGGCACGATCCGCGAATGCGAAGGGGAATGGATTTATCCGCCGGCTCGAACGAAGAACGGAATTCCACTCGCGTCGATTCCAACCTGGAGAAGAAAAATGCCGCACTACAAAGACGGTTCGCCGGCGAAGGTGGGCGACCTGGTTCATTCGGTCCCGCCGTATCCCACGAGCGCGCGCGTGCTCGGGATCGTCGTTTCCATCAACCTGGGAACGGAAACCTGCAACGCCGGCGTGCTTCCGCTCGCCCGCAAGCACAGCACAGATTCGCCGTGGTATCCCGCAACGAACCACTTTCCGGATTGCGTCACGCTGAAGGAATGCCTGCGAATCAACGCCGAAGAAGAAGCCGCGCTTTCCGCCTGAGCGCCATGTGGCGCCGCAATTGTCCGCGGTGCGGCCGGTCGCTCGAAAAGAAGAATCCCGCGGAGGTCGTGAAATGCCTCTGCGCCTGGCTATGGAGATGAGATGCCACTGAACATCGACAAGTTCGTGAAGCTGCCCGCGTTCCTGCAATTCGTCGGGCTGATCCTGGCCTTCATCGGGCTCATCACGATCGCGCTGCGCCATCCGTTTTTCGGCTGGCCGCTCGCGATCATCGGGCTCGGCGTGAGCTTCGCCGGGTTCATCTACGACAAGATTTATCCGTGAAACTGCTGCAACAAACTCTCGTCACGCGCTACGCGAAATACCGGGCGCTGAAAAACCTTCTCGACAAATGGCTCGAAGAAAAGCAGGCGGAGATCCTCGCCGACATGCGCCACGGCGCGCGCTGCCCGGAGCTCGGGCCCTATCTCCTCGAGCTCGGCAAGGCGGAAGACCGGGTGAACTGGGGACGGGAATTTTTCAAATATCTTCGGCAAAAGGGTCTGAGCAAAGTCGCGGCCGGCATGATCATGAAGGTGATCGCCGGCCAGAAGCGGCCGAAGAAGCCGCGCCTCTACTGCAAGCGCAACGCGAACTACAAACGCAAATTCCCGATCCGGTTGCCCCGATGAAGCCGAGCTCTCCAGTGATCGTTGGCCTCGAGCCTTACGAAATCATTTTCGGCGAAGCACAGCCGGAATATCAGCCATTGCCGGCTTTGCGATCGGCCGGGCCCGAAATCTCCGTGATGAGCCGATGGGAACTCACACCGGAAGAACGCGAAATGATTGCGAACGGCGCCGATATTTTCGTGAGTGTCTGGACTTTTGGCAGGCCATACCCGCCGACGCTCGTCCGCGTCATGAACAAGAACAGCAGCCCGAAGGTCATCAAAGAAGAGATGCGGCTCGATGAAGAGCTGAACGGGCGGTTGCCCCGATGAAGGACCCCGTCGACGTGATTGTCACCGCGATCGTGAACACTCTTTTTGCTGCTCTCTTTTCCTGGTGCGCATATCGGCTCACTCGGCGATGGGAAGCCGCCACGATCGCCTGGATGCTCTATGGAGCGCTGGCGAGCATCGATAGCCGGATCCGAAAGTTGAAGTCATGAACTCCGCCTTTCTGGACCGCCTCATCGCGCCGCCGCGCGAGATCCCCGGCGAGCTCCGCCGCACGAAGGGGAGCTGCTCGAATTGCGGCAAGCAGAAACGCGTCATGTTCTTCATTCGGGGGAGCCAGATTTGCGCGAGCTGCGTCAGCTCGGCCGGAGACACCCTGCCGCATCCGGCGACGCGCATGGCCATCATCCGCGGCATCCGCAGGATGATTCGCGCGCTGAACAAACCGAAGCGAAATGAGCGGAGACTCACCCGTGCTGCATGAAGCGGCGAGACTATCGCGGTTACCCGCACGCGCTCATCGACGCGTGGTTCCTGCCCGAAGAGGATCTCTCCCGCTACGATCCCAAACTTTATTGGTTCGATCCGGAAGCCGCGGCACGCGTGCTCGATTTTTTCAAGCTCTATTGCACGCATGTCGAAGGCGAATGGGCGGGCAAGCCCCTGATCCCGGAGCAGTGGCAGTACCAGACGCTGCGCGACGCCTTCGGCTGGAAAAACATCTCGGACGGCGCGCGGAAATACCGCCTGGTGTGGGTCGCGGTCCCGCGCAAGAACGGCAAATCCACGGAAGCCGCCGGCGTAGGCCTTTATCTGACGTTCGCGGATCTCGAGCCGGGCGCCAAAGTTTTCTCCGCGGCGACGGAAAAAGAGCAGGCGGGAATCATCTTCGACCTGGCTTCGGCGATGGTGAAGGCCTCGCCGGATCTGTCCGCCCGGGCGGAGGTCTTCAAACGCTCGATGTACGTGGAAAAAAGTGGGGCAGTGTGGCGCGTGCTCTCCGGGCATCCGAAAAAATCCGGGCTGAACGCCAGCGGAATCGTCTTCGACGAGGTCCACGAGCAGGCCGATCGCAAGCTGTGGGACATCCTGAAAACTTCCACGGTCGCGCGCCGGCAGCCGATGACCTGGGCGGCCACGACGGCCGGCTACGACGAGACGACCATCTGCTTCGAGCTGCACGAGCTGGCCAGGAAAGTGCGCGACGCGGTTTTCGACGTGCCCACTCTGCTGCCGGTGATCTTCGAGGCCGACGAGAAGAAAGACGATTGGACGGCCGAGGCGACCTGGCGGAAGGCCAATCCCAATTTCGGCATCAGCGTGAAGGCCGAATATCTCCGCGCCGAGTGCGAGACCGCGAAGAAGACGCCGGCGTATCAGAACACCTTTAAGCGGCTGCACTTGAACATCTGGACGCGGCAGATGGAATTGTGGATGCCGAAGGAAGTGTGGGATCCCTGCGGGGCAGCGTTCCCGCTCGAGCCGCTCGATGGGCAGATTTGTTTCGGCGGGCTCGATCTCGCGACGGTCCAGGACCTGGCGGCATTCGCGAAAGTTTGGCCGGTGCTCGATGAGCGGAGCGGCGAATTTCATTTTTTCGCGGCGCTGCGCTTGTGGCTCCCGCGGGCGAATTTGCGGAAGAAGCAGGAGCTCGACGGCGCGCCCTATGAGCTCTGGGCCGAGCGGGGATTCATCACGCTCACCGAGGGCGACTACATCGACTACGACGTCATTCGCCGGACGATCGTGGAAGACGGCGAGCGATATGAGATCAAAGAGGTCGCGGTGGACCGATGGAATGCGGCGCAGATCATCACGCAGCTGACCGGCGAGGGTTTCACGATGGTGCCTTTCGGGCAGGGCTTCGCATCGATGATGGGCCCGACCAAGCAGCTGATGGACACGGCGCTGAAGCGGACGCTGCACCACGGGGGAAACCCGGTGCTCGATTGGATGGCTTCGAACGTGACGGTTAAAACGGATCCGGCGGGAAACTGGAAGCCCGACAAGGCCGCCAGCCGCAAGCGCATCGACGGAATCGTCGCGCTGATCATGGCGCTCGGCCGCGCCAGCATCCAGCTCGACGGCGGCGCGTCGGTGTACGACGACCGCGGATTGATCACGATATGAAAACGCCTCACTGGTTTCCGAGCGCGGACCTCGACGCGCAATTCGCGCATGCGCTGGCCGGGACGACGGCCGTCTTCGGCGCCGAAGCGCTTTGGCCGGGCCACGGGTGGGTCGGCCTCACCGGGATTTTCGTTTTCGCGGCGCTGAAGGAATTTATTTTTGATTCGGTCGTCGAAGCGCAGCCCTTCATCGCGAACTTGCGCGACTTCGGCTTCTACATGCTCGGCGCGGGGATCGCGACCGCCACTGTGCTGATCAGGATGTTCTTCGCAGCGGTGCCCAAAGGACTCCTATGATTCTGACGGCCGGCAAATACGGGATCCGCGCCACCTGGAACCCCTTCAGCCTCGAGCTGCGGTCGAATCTTTCCGAACCCGACCGCTGGCTGGTCGAATATGCCGGCGGGCATCCGACGGCTTCCGGCCAGACCATGACGGAGCGCACGGCGATGCAGCTCTCCGCCGTATGGTGCGCCGTCGGGCTGATCTCCAATTCGATCGCGACGTCGCCGCTTTGCATGTTCGAAAAACTTCCGAATGACGCCGGCCGGCGCGAAGCCGACGAGCATCCGCTTTATCCCATCCTGCACGATCAGCCGAACGACGAGATGACCGCCTTCACGTTCTGGAAAACGCTGATGGGCCACATTCTCTGTTGGGGAAATTTCTACGGCGAGATCGAGCGCAAAGGCAACGGCGAAGTGCAAGCCATCTGGCCGCTGCGCCCGGACCGCACGTTCCCGCGGCGCATGACCGACAAGGCCGGGCATTCCACCGGGGATTTGATCTATGTGGCGCGCTCGAGCGCGGGCCCGGAAATTATTTTGCGCCCTGACCAGGTCCTGCACGTCATGGGCTATAGCTACGATGGGCTGCGCGGGCTTTCGCCGATCGCGCTGCATCGCGAGAGCCTGGGGCTTTCCATGGCTGCGACCGATTACGGCGCGCGCTTCTTCGGCAATGATGCGCGCCCGGGCGGCGTGCTCGAGACTCCCGCGAAGCTGGACGCCAAGGCGACGAAGCGCCTGAAGGAATCCTGGGAGGAAGCGCACCGCGGCGGCGACCAGGCGCACCGCATCGCGGTGCTCGAACAGGGCCTGAAGTTTACCGAGATCTCGATGTCGAATGAGGACGCGCAATATCTCATGACGCGCGTGTTTCAGCTTTCGGAAGTTTCCAGAATGTACCACGTCCCGCTCCACAAGCTCGCCGAGCTGACGCACGCCACGTTTTCGAACATCGAGGATCAGGAGATCGAATACGTCAAGGGCGGGGTGCTGCCCTGGGCGGAAGCCGCCGAGCAGGAGATCTTCAGAAAACTGATCAAGCCGACCATGCCGGCGGGAAAGACGTTCTATTCGGAGTTCAACCTCGAAGGCGCCATGCGCGGGGATCCCGAGAGCCGGGCGAAGTTCTACGACCTGATGCAGAAGAACGGCGACTTATCCATCGACGAGGTCCGCCAGCGCGAGAACATGAACCCCCTGCCGGACGGCCAGGGCAAGGTTTACTTCATCCCGGTGACCCAACAATCGTTGGACAGGGCTATAAACCCCCCAGAACCGCCTCCCGCGGCCACCATAGGCCCGGACGGGAAGCCTTTGCCTCCTGGGACGCCAAAGAATCCTCCGCCTCCCATAAGCGACCCCAAGGCCAAACGCAAGCATGCCCAGGAGCTCGCCGAGCGCCGCCGCCAGGTGGCCCATGCCTTCATCCCGCTGCTCGGCAACCTCGGCGAACGATTCTCCCGCAAGGAAGTCGCCGCGCTATCGCGCTCCGGCGCCGATCCGGATAATTTCTTCCGCGATCATCTCCCCTACGTGCGGGACGGCCTGGCTCCGGTGCTCGCCTGCATCGAGGAATCCGTTTCGACGCTTCTCCGGGTGGAAGGGCGCGAGGCCCCGCCGGTGGAGCGTGAAAAATTCGTCGAGAGCTACGCGGACAATTTCGCGCACCGCTACGTCAAGGAAGCGCTGGTCCAGCACATCACCAAGGCGGGCACCTGGGCCAACGGGATCGCCGATCGCGCCCATGAAGAGGCCATGCGGGCTTCCAACGCGTTCGCGTTGAACATCTATAAAACCGCCGGCGCGAAAACGCTGGCGTGGATCCTCCCGGAAACGGGTTGCAGTTCGGAATGTACTTCGATCGCCAGGCGGCTCCACGATCCGGCCGCGGGAAACCATCCGCCTTCCGGCCCGCGCTGCGAATGCCAGATCGTCGCGGTGGACAATGCGTAACCGCGCCTGGCTGATTCTGATCATGCTGGGGCTCGGCGCGGCCCTGGCCGCGATCGCGGCGCCGGCGCCGCCGGATGAACGCGCCAACGTGTCCCCGCAGCAGCTTCTCTACCAGCAGCAGCTCACGCTCGCGACCGGGGAGCATGTCGCGATTTTCCTGCCGACGATTCCCATCGCCATCGGCGTGCAATCGAAGAGCGGGTCCCGCGTGCTGACGATCGGCGAGCTGGTGCATTGCCGTCCGTTTCTCGAAATCACCCCGATGCAAAAAATCGCAGCGAACGGCGATATCGAGGGGTTCAACGTGCACGAACAGATGCTGAACTGCGGGCCGCCGGCGCCAGGCGAGGACGACAGAATCCTCGCGATCATCGGGATCCAGTGGCGGGACCGGTGAGGGATAAGTTCGACCGGCAGGAAGCCGAGAGCCATCGGAGCGGGGAAGTGGACGATTGCAAACAGACCCCGAACAGAAGATGCGGGTTCTGCGGAGAAGGCGTGACATGCCAGCACGGATACTGCGAGGTTTGCCAACCTTGCCTGGAATGCGCGATGGAATAGCGAAATCTTAGGAGGAACGCATGGAACTCGAACACAGGTTTCTGAACGCAACGGATTTCACCGGCGAATTTCGCGTCGAGAAGCGCGACGGAAAGCCCACCCTTATCACCGGCTATCCCGCCAAATTCAATAAACTCAGCCAGCGGATGTGGGGGATGCGCGAGCAGATCCTGCCCGGCGCGTTCAAGCGCACGCTCGCGGAGGGCGCGGACGTCCGCGGCCTGCTCAACCACAATCCCGACATGGTGCTCGGCCGGAACAAAGCCGGCACCATGCGGCTCAGCGAGACGAGCGTCGGCCTGCGCATGGAGATCGATCCTCCGGACACCCAGGTGGCGCGCGACCTGATGACTTCCATCGATCGCGGCGACATCACCCAGGGCAGCTTCCGCTTCCGCACCGTCACCGATAATTGGCACATGCAGGACGGAGAAACGATTCGCGACCTGATCGACGTGGACCTCATGGACGTCAGCGTCGTGACCTTCCCCGCTTACGAAGATACCGATATCGGCGTGCGCTCGCTCGCCAAGGCCGCGGGGATGGATATCTATCGGTTCGAGGAAATCATCATGCGCCTCGAGCACAACCTCCCGCCGAAGCCCGAGGACCGCGATTTTCTCGGGTTGATGATTCTCCGCATCGGCACGATGCGCGACAAACTTCCCATGCCTCGCTTCATCGCGCTCGAAGCCGCGAAGCGCCGGCTCTCCCTGGTCGAGCGCGAGAACTGACCTCTATTCCTATACGAACAAAAATTGTTCCTATGCGAATAAAAAATATTCCTATGAACAGCTGCTACGATCCGGGATGCGGCGCCGCGGCGCCGCATGAGCTCCTCGGCCTGCGCGCCTGCACGCCGCATTACGTCGAAGCCCTCGAGCATTCCGCGCACATCGTTTTGAAACCTCGTCCGCAGCTCCAGCGAGAACTGCGGCTATGGGTAGATGACCGTCTCGGCGTGCTCGTGGATGTAATTGCAAAGCGCGGGCAAGAGAAGAAACGCAGCGAAGCGGAGACCGGCGGCCCCGCGGAGTATTCATTGCCTCGCGTCAAGCCGCCGGCCGGCGACGAGCTGCCCGCACGGCCGCCCGATGTATCCGCGCACGAATTTCCGGAAAAAGATTCCTGACCGTTTCTCTGGCCAGTTGGCAGGCCAGCATCCACTCTTCATCGCCGCGCAGCTTCGCGAGAAAGATTTCAACCTTCAGCTGCAGCCGGATGCGGTGCAGCGCATGAGGCCCGAAGAGCGTCCGCGTCGCTCCGCGGCCGCCTGGCTGGCCGGCGGTGCGCTGACGAAACGTTTCCGTGGCCAGCTGGTCTTCGGTGGGCTGCATCTTACGCACTGCGCTTTGTTCTCTCATGGCGATTCCTTTCCCTAACCGTTCGCGCCAAGCTGCCCTTGCCGGGACACGTTGGCGCGTTTTGTTTCGCGAGCGGCTTCTTCGGAATTTCTTTCCGGGGAATCTCGGCCGGCGGCGGCGACGGCTTTTCAAACGCGAGTTTCATTTGCGCTCCCATCGACGGCCTGAATAGATGGCCGTCATCCCGCCAATCGATCTCGCGCCTCGCTTGAGCCGAGTGCGCGTGAAACCATTTCGGCCGGCCGCATAGCGCGCACGGCTTCAGCTCGCTGGCCACGGCCCGCGCGACGTTTTCCTTGCGCGTCGGGCTCATGCCGTCGCCTTCGGTTCCAGGGCGAGCAGATGCACTAATTCGTGTTTCGGACAAAACTTCTTTCCTTCATCGGCGATGAATCTGCACTCCGTCTCTTTGTAGCGGAAGAAGGCCCCTCGCTCGTCCTCGTATTCGGAGCGGTCGATCACGAAATTTCCGATGCGCTTGATGAACATCGGCTCTCTATCGACCCATTGGCATTGGCGCGGCTCGCTCACGGGCGCGTCTTCCTAGAAAAATCACCGTGATTCACAGGCGCACCTGTGCATTTTCCGTTTCGGCCAAAAACTAGCGCGGGGAAGCGCGGCAAGGCGCGGCGCGCCCGCGCCGATCCCGATTCGCCCCTCCGATTCGGGACCTCCATGCACAGCCCTGGGCTTGACAAAAATCCAAGAAAGAAAGAAACAAAGAAAGAAATTCTTTTCCCCGTGGTTTTCGGCCCTCTTGGTTTCCTCTTTTCCCTGGTGTTCTCCGGAAAGCGAAGAGCAACAACAGCAAGTGGAAAACCTGCGGGAATGTGGAAAAGCATCACGCGGCCGCCTTCCTCGACAGCCATTTGAAAAAATCCTGCCAATCGCAAAAGCACCGGCAGCACAGCCAGCGAGAGAATTCCACGGGCCCGATCGCGCCGCAGCCGGCGCACCGCGCCTCCGTTTCGAACTTGAGGAAGAAGATCATCGCGGTAATAGCCTGCCGAACCGGTCACGCGCGCGGCCATGGCACCTTCCGAAAACTGAAAGCCCTTTGCATCCGCCCGGCCGCTTTGAACGGGCGCCGCGCGCACGCTTCCCGCGATAAGTGAGACAGCCGGCCTCGACTTTCGCCCTGAAATTTGGGTCCTGCCATTTCCGGCGCGCCCATCGGCCTATTCGCGCTCGCTGCTTTTCGTTCCAGGCCGGCTTGCCTCGCTGCCCTTTCCTAGCTTTGCGGGCGGTCTTCCATTGGCGCCCAAAAATGCAGAGCTCCATGGCTATCTCACGCTGCAAGCATCCGCAGCTCTTTGTATGGCCGCGTTCGAGCTGACCTGGTAACGCCGACGTGTACTGTCCGCATGAACAGAGGCATAGGCAACGGGACTTCGTTTGGCTGCTCGTCCCTCTGCTGATTTCCTGCCGTTCAACAAACAGACGACCGAAAACTTCGCCGATGAGGTCGGGCGCGCGCGGCATCGAAGTCACCCGATCTGCAGAATTCGGCGCGCATTCCTAAGCGACGGGAGACGGCCGGCGAGCGGAATCCGGGAGCGTTGGATTTCGTCGAAGACGGTCGCGGAAGCTATCGCGCCGCGATGAAGGTCATGGACCTTGAGGAGCATCCGGCAATGCGGGCAAGCCCCTTTGATCCCGCCCTCTCCATCCTTTGCAGGGTTATAGCGAACGTGCTTTGGACATTTCCCCTTCCACCGCCAGCGGATTGCGAGCATCGCTCCTCCTCTTCCTCTCCCCAACCTTGCCCGCCGGGATCCGGAATTCCTTCCCCGCGGCTTCCTGGAACTGCGCCAGGCGTCCGGACCCCGGCAAGGCCCATTCGCGCCGCAGCCGGCACACCGCGCCTCCGTTTCGAACTTGAGGAAGAAGATCATCGGCCGAAGACGCGCACGGACGCGCTTTGAATATTGGAAATGGATGAGCCGGCGCGCTGCACTTCATCGAAGCATGTGGCCTGGCTTATCGTCGCGAGATGCGCGCGGAAGATGTGGTAGAGCATCCGGCAATGCGGGCAAGCCCCTTTGATCCCGCCCTCTCCATCCTTCGCAGGGTTATAGCGAACGTGCTTTGGACATTTGCCCTTCCAGCGCCAGCGGATTGCGAGCATCGCTCCTCCTCTTCCTGTCCCCAACCTTGCCCGCCGGGATCCGGAATTCCTTCCCCGCGGCTTCCTGGAACTGCGCCAGGCGTCCGGACCCCGGCAAGGCCCATTCGCGCCAAGCTGCTGTCGTTTCCCTGAGAAAGGGCGGGACACGTTGGCGCGTTATTCTCGACAAAGCCGACCGGGCGATCGCGCCCGGGCTCGAGCCGGCCAGAATAAAAACTGAACACCCTCCAGCATTCCGGGCATTCGAAATGCCGCAGCCAGGTCGCGCTCGGCAAACGCTCCTCGAGCTGCGCGCCGCACCGCGGGCAATCCATCACCACGACTCCGCGATATGAATCGATTTCAAGAAACGCACATCCGCCGACGTCAGATTCAGGCAGAAGACCAGCTCGTCGACGTCCGTTTCTCTCCCGATGTAAAGAACGTCGTTCGCGATTCGCGCTTGCCCAGGTTCCAGGTGCGGATCCTCGAACACCAAAAGCCATTGCGCGCGGCCGTGGGGGAAGAGCATCACTTTCTCCGGCGATCGCCTGACGTACATCATCCGCCTCCGCGAACGCTACGGCGGATAGACCAATGCGCCGAAACCAGGTGAAGGCGCATCACGAGGCCTGGGCTTTCGCTTTCTCCGCCGGCGCGGCTTTCGCCGCCGGCGTTTCGCGCGCCGGTTCGTCGGCCGCTTCGCGGTCGCGCGTGGATTTGAACGGCAGGCGCATCTGCTTCGCGGACACGGCGCTGCGCTGATTCTTTTTTCCGTCCGGACCGGGCAGCCAGGCCGAGGGAAGATTTTTCTGCGAGAAGGCGACCAGGTCCGCGTGAGCGATCAGACGCTTGTGGCCGATCCGGCGCGAGCGGAGCTGCCCGCGCGTGATGAACGCATCGAGCGTGGACCTGGAGAGCGAGAGCAGCTCGGCGGCTTCCTTGCGCGAATAGAGAAGTTTCGGGACCGCTTTCGCTTGGGTCGGGAGCGGCTCCATCTCATTTCCCCCGTCTTTTCACAGGCGTTGACGCGCGCGGGCTCGGAGCATCGGGCGCGCCGATCGCGGCCTTCGATAAATTGCGCTCGACGTTTAAGTGGCCGACTCGTGCGAGCCGATAGGTAGCGATCGGGCCGGACTCTTTGAAATCTTCCAGTTTGTCCGAGGCCTCAAATCGCAGCGTCTTGAAGGCCGCGTTTTCATACACGCGGACGTAGAGAACTTTCGGGGCTTCCATCTCAGGCCGCTTTCGAATCGAGTCCCAGGCCATCGAGGATGAACCGGCGAATGAGGTACCCGATCGTGCGGTCTTCCTTCGCGGCCTTCTCCCTGAGCTTTTGATAGGCCTCGTTCGTGACCTGCGTCGAGACCAGGCGTGGCTTGTTTTCGCGCGCGCCTTTCTTTCGCGTTTCGGGCTTTTTCGGTTCGGCCATCTGGTAGGCTCCTTTAACTCCTGCGGAGTCTACATAGCATATAATTCTTATTGCGTCAAACAGAGTTATAGGATATTATAAGTTTCCATGGAAAGATCAAATGCGGACCCCCTTCCAGCACCCGAGATGGGCATTACGAAGACGAAGCAGATTTCGTTCAAGGTCGAGGACGCTCTGGGGCAGCGCATCGAGGCTGTCGCGGAAGCGGAAGATATCCCCATGGCCGATTTCGTCCGCAAGATCTTCCTCTGGGGCCTGGAACAATACGAAGCCATTGGCTCCATGCGGGCGCTTCGCTATATGGTCCTTCCCGACGAGCTCATCGAGAGGACCCTGCGGGAAGAGCGCCAGGCCCACCGCGAGCTCCTCCGCCGCCGCAAGAAATAATTCCACATGCGCGGCATGGCCGCAGCACGTGCCGCACAGCTTTTCCACATCCCCGCTTCTTTGTAAATTAAAGTTTCCATTGACAACACTTGACTCGGAAGAGCACACTTCCCGCCCTGTCGCCTCCCGCGACTATTTCAACTCCTGGGGGTACACATGGCGCAAAGACAAATCCACCTCATCAAGGGGAGGCGCCGCGCGAGCTCCGCGCAGCGGCTCATCCTGCACGAGCGCATCCTGGCCGAAGAGATCCGCGAGCTCGAGCGCCAGCGCGCGAAAATCCGCGGGCAGATTCGCCAGCGGCTCGCGCGCGGCGCGAAGTGCGCGCCGGCGCTGCGCGCGGAGGAAATCGAGGCGCTCCGCATCCTCGGAATTCGTTAGCTCAAGAAAGGGAAGGGAATCGACATGAGAGGAATCTACGAAAAGGTCAAAGGCTCGAACGACTGGTACATCTGCTACGTGGATTCCGACGGGCATCGTCACCGCGAACACGTCGGCCGGCAATCCGTGGCCATCGAGGCTTACGTCAACAAGAAACGCGAGATTCGCGAGGGGCGCTACGTCGCTCCGAAGCGCGAACAGCGCGTCACCTTCCAGCAGCTCGCGGAGCGCATGCTGGCCGACAAGGAAGGCCATTGCCGGCGAAAAACTTCTTACGGCAATCGCACGTCTCTTTCGCGCCTCTTCCCGCTCATCGGCAGCCTGCCGGCCGCGGCCATCGGGACCGCGAAAATCAATGAAGTGCTTCGCAGCCTGCGCACGCGCAAGCCGGCGCCCGGCCGCTGCCCCTCCGCCAGCCTGGCCCTCGAGCTCAGCGGGCCCACGCTGAACAATTACCGCGCGCTTCTCAACAGCATTTTCGCTTACGGGATCGCCAACGGATACTGCGCCAAAAATCCCGTCGCGGAGACGCGCACGTTCGAAAACAATCCCCCGATCATCCGCTATCTGACGGCGGACGAGGAAGCCGCGATCCGCGCGGGCATGCGCGATTCGAACCCGGACGTGGACGCGCCAACGTGTCCCGGCGGCAGCTTGGCGGGAATCGAAGCGGAAATGGACCTGGCGCTGAACACCGGCCTGCGCTCCGGCGAACAGTTCCTGCTCACCTGGGATCTGATCGACCTCGAGCGCGGCATCCTCACCGTGCCGAAGGAAGGGAAGACCGGCCGGCGTTTCATTCCCATCAATTCCGCGTGCCGCGCGGCGCTCCTGCAGCTTCACGAGCAATCGAACGGCTCGGCCTACGTCTGCTACCGCACGGATTCTCCGGAGGATCGCCGCTCCGACCGCTTCCGCGCAATCACCGCGAAAGCCGGCGTCGTGAATTTCCGCTGGCACGATCTGCGTCACACATTTGCCTCGAGATTGGTGATGGCCGGGGTGGACCTCCGCACCGTGCAGCAATTCCTCGGGCACACCACGATTGTGACGACGATGCGTTACGCGCATCTTTCTCCGGAGCATGGCAAGGCCGCGATCGAGAAATTAGTAGGCGCCAACGTGTCCCGGCAAGGGCAGCTTGGCGCCAATGGTCCAGCCGCCGCGACGCCCGCGAAAATGAAACAGGAACGCGCCGAGGGTCCCGGCAAGGGCCGCTCGGTGCGAATGGTCAGGAGGATCGCATGACCAGAGCAGCGACGGCAGTGGAGACGTCAGCCGCGCGGGCGGGAATCGTGACCGGCGAGAAACTGGGGGAGGCCGCCAGATATCTGAAGTCCGCGCGCTCGGCCACGCTCGCTTGGGTGCGCGAAGCGGCGGCCGCCAGCGTGGAGCTGAACGCCGAACACATGCAGGAAGTTCTGAACATCGCGGACCGGCTCGAAGACATTCGCGGAAGGCTCGAAGCGAAGGCCAGCCTCTTCGGAGTTTCCCGGTGAGGACCATCTATAAATACCCGCTCGAGTTTCTGGGGCGGCAAGACGTGGCCCTGCCCGTCGGCGCGGAATTTCTCAGCGTCCAGATGCAGCGCGATTCAATCTGCATGTGGTTCATCGTTGACCCCGAGGACCCGAAAGAAACGCGGACGTTCTTCATCGTGGGAACAGGACATGCCATGCCGCCAGGGAATTTCCTATTTCTCGGCACGGTGCAAATGGAGGATGGCCGGTTCATCTGGCACATCTTCTCGGAAGTGAAAGGATGAGCGCCCGGCTGCCTTACGTTTACACCTGGAAGCGCACGGCGATGCGCGTCCTCGATCGCAAGGGCCAGGCCTGCCGGGTGAAGGACGCGCCAACGTGTCCCGGCAAGGGCAGCTTGGCGCGAATGGTCCGCGGGAAGATGAACAGCTGCATGATCGAATTCGAAGACAGCTTCCGCACTGTCACCAGCCGCAACGCGCTTAGACGCGCCAACGTGTCCCGGCAAGGGCAGCTTGGCGCGAATGGTTAAAGTTTACCGGCCTAGAGCGTCCAGCAGCGACTGGCCGTGAGTGCGTTCTGCTGGCAGGGCCAGAATGTCTATCCCGGACGCGGGTTAACTGACGTCTGGCCCTGAGACGAATTTCTTCTGAGGAAACGCCCATGATGAACCTGCGCGATTTTCGCGACGATGAAACCGGCGAAGAAGCCGATGGCGGCGAGCGCTGCCCGGATTGCGGCGAGCTCCTCGAAAACTGCGAGTGCGACATCGAAGGCGACGGTCCGGAGGCAGCATGAGCGGAAACGGCAACGGGCACCCGCACAAAGACCACCAGCTCGCCGCGCGCTGCGAGCAATTCGATGGCAGCGTCGGATTCGAAATCATTCCCGACGGCACGGCGCTGACCGTCTTCGCCTATGTGGGAACGCGAAAGTTCGAGCTCACCGTCACCCGCGAGGAGCTGAAGAGCCTGGCGGAATATTTTCTCAAGCAGGCGGACCAATGAGCGGACCCTACATTTCCGGAGTCTGCCGCGTTTGCGGATGCACGGATCTGGCGCCCTGCATCATTTCGCAGGGACTCCTGGTGGACCGCGACGGAGATCCTTCGGCCCTCGCCGCCTGCAGCTGGCTCGATGAAGCGCATACGCTCTGCTCGAACCTCGATTGCGTCGCCGTCGTTCCGCTTTCGGAACTTTGCGCGATTGTTTACCCTTACACCGCTCCCAGGGTGAAAGCCGCCGCCAGATGACCCGCCTGCGCGATACCGCTGCTTCGGCGAGATTTGATCGCGCCATAGCCGGAGGCGAAGGCGGATGACAACAATTGTTTACATTCTCGGAATCTTCGTCCTCTGCAGCGCGGTCTATTTTGGGATCTGGTTCGTCCGCAACTGCGTCGGCCCGGAATTGAGGAGCGATATCGCGCGCCTCCGCGAGCATCGCCGCCTGCGCATCGCGAGCCGCCGATGATCGCCCGCGTCCATTTCCGTCCGGTATCGCCGCCCGGACACGGAACGACCTTCGATTTCCTCCCGGACCGCGATATCTCGCATGTGCCTCTGGAGATCGACACTTCCATCATGTTTCCAGCTCGCTGCGGAGGGCGCGCCTGGTTTCTTACGCCGCAATCGAACGAAAGCATCCGCCGTTTCTTTCCTGGCATGCCTTCAGTTCCCGTTCGGATGTTTGTCTGCGAGCACGCGATCGAGATCGGAGATTGA